AATGTTCTAGTGTGTTATCCAGCATAGTAACCAGATCACTGATGAACATCTCCTCATCTTTCCAATCATCAAAGTATTCTAAGTTAACACTAGATAGGCAGCATACTGCTGTTCTCTCTTCGCTCGTAGGCAGCGTTATCTCAGAACATAAATTACTTTGTATTACTTTCAGCCCTAGTTCTTTCTGTTTCTTAGGGAGGAGATCGTTACACCTGTCTAGATTAACAATATAAGGTTCGCCTGTTTCTGCTCTGGTGTGAACTAGCTGCCACCACAAGTCTCTTGCTGAGACTGTCTTTATAGCTTGCTTAGATTTAGGATCTATGAGCCTCCAAGGAAGGTCATGTTGGACAGAATATAAGAACTCATCATTAATAGTAACGCCGTTATGAAGATTAAGACATTTGCGATTAAGATCACCACCAGTAGTTTTTCGCATGGCAACGAACTCTTCAATTTCTGGATGGCTAATATCCATGTACGCAGCATAAGATCCTCTCCTTGTAACGCCTTGATTGAAGGCAAGCATTTGACTGTCTACAACATGCATGAATGGTATGCTACCAGTAGACTGACTACCGTTAGCAGTAGATACGCCATTACTGCGAACATCGCCCCAATACCCGCCGATACCTCCACCTCCGCTTGCAAGCCAAATGTTCTCATCATAGTGATCAGATAAACCACGCCTTGAGTCAGGAACATAATTAAGAAAGCAACTGATAGGTAAACCACGTTTTGTTCCCCCGTTGCTAAGGATAGGAGTGCTAAACATGAACCAATTAGAACTTGCGTAATTATAAAGTCGCTGCGCAAGATCGAAGTTAGTATATCCTTGATAAGTAGCGCCGTATACAGCAGCCCGTGCGAAAGCTTCTTGAGCATGTGTTTCATCTTCCCAAAAGTATCTGTCTTTTAAAGTTTCTAAAGAGAACTCATTCAGTAATTCTTCTTTATCGTAATCAATCTCTATCCCTAAATAATTCATCTTCCCAATTTTTAATGTCATCTATATCTTCCTTCTCTCTTAACTGCGACTGCCTATACCCTTTGGTACGTGCTTTGTTCTTAGATTGTTTACGTTTGTTAAACCTTTCAGTTCGTTCTGCTTTCCTATCCCAAGACATCCTGATTCTCCATCAGAAAAGCCATGAGCTTCTCTTCATACCAACGGGCCTTTCGTAGGTCTTCAATAGGCTTAGTCTTATAACGAAACCTCCAGCGATACTTCAGGGAGTTACCACGCAGATAACCTACAAACTCATCAGGCGTAAGCATAGCCTCAATAGCTTCTATGCATTCTATATGTCCGTTATTGTAATGAGGTGGGTGATCTACCATAGTGTTTATTAAATTAGAATATGATTTACCTAAACGATTATCAGGTATGTTTTCACCGTACACAGGGTGATCATTAGGCCCGTCCCATTCTTCTGTATCTTTTCTGTTTAAGTTACTCCATTCTTCTGGTGTTGCATCATCAATACTCATTGCATCTCCAAGTTTGTCTTATCAGTTCGTTGTTTGTACTCTTCAGTCTTCCTAGCTTTAGAATCTATCCAAGCTGCTGGTATGCTTTCTTCACTATACCATCTGAAGCTATTTGTTTCAGCCCATTCTGCATGAGATCTTTTAGTACCATCTTTGCGCCTCTTTGCTCCCGGCATAGGAGCAGAAGGATTAGCAAACAAGAATACAAGCTCAGTGTTTTTAGGTAAAGCCTTTCTTAGCCATATGTACTTACTGTACTCAGCATGATCCCAGAATCTGCCTTTGGATTCAAGAAGTATTCTCTTCTTACCTACAATCTTAAAGAAGTCTGGCTCGTATGTATGCTCTGTAACATACGGAACTTTCTCTGTGTGATGCTCCCAGTACTTTAGTATACCTTCATGTAACACTGATTCCCATATTGAATCGTATGAGCTTCCATCAGGCTTTCTATACTTCTTTGGTCGAGGTACTCTAGGCTTACGCGCTGCCATCTACTAGATTCCTTCTATGAACAGCATCTCGTTGTCTGCTTGCTATTGAATTAAGATCACTTAGAGTAACAGCTTCAACATCAAGGTTACTGTTTTGTTGTAACATCTTCTTTAGTTCTTTGTTGATCCATCGTGGAGTCATAGGCACACACCTGATACCTGATTTAACTGGAGCGTATATCTCTGTTTCAGGCATGAACTGCATGACATTCTTAGTGTTAACTTTAACAGCTTCTTCATCAGATACCATGCTTCTTAGCCAATCAACAAGAAGGCTCTCTGTCTTCCTGTGTATCTGTTTTAATTTATTTTTGTTCACGTAATAAATAACTCCTGTACTTTTGGCGTAGAGGTAACTCTGGTGAAGTATTTGATTCCATTAGAATACTTGAACGCCCTTAGTCCTCTTCCGTTATTAGCGTCAGACCAGCATTCGTTTTTAAATCCACAGTATGAGCAGCCAGTAGACAGACGCATGTTACCTTTCTTACCTTCAGCAATAGGAGAATAGCATCTCTCAGGAGGGGTGTCTGAATTTAATTTACTTTTCAGATTATCTATTCTACTGGTAATATTTGGTTTTGTCAAGTCTCCCGGCTGATAAAGTGCAAGTTCCCCTGTCTCTTTATTTATTGCTAGAAATCCACCGTTGTTTGTGCCTTCATTTTCCTCATAGCCAGCCAGTTGATGCATGTATCCAAATGGATCATCTTGGTACAACGTACCTTCTTTGAATTTCTTAAATCCAAAATTAGAAGCAGTCTTTATGTCTACAACTTCTCCATTTATTTTACAATCCATATGTCCTTTAATGCCATCAACCTCTACCTCTTTCTGCTCATCAGATACTTCATGCCCTGCTAACTTAACAAAGAGTAAAAGTAATTCTTCAAGGAGGTGACCGTATAGAAACTTAATATGTGTAGATGCTTTTAAAGGAGGAGGTTCTGATTTACTTTTAGACTCGTACCATAACTGCCTAGAAGGTCTTCCTATGTTGCTCATGCGAAGGCCCTTGGTCTGCTTCTTAGGCTCAGTCCAATGCACCAGAGCCTCTTTCATCTTCTCGCCAAAGTCATCTATAAGATCCTGTGGAATGTCCATGTTCTCACCCTGAGACAGACACTCAATCTTTTCGTAGATGTCTTCAACAAGTGTTGATAGATTTTTAGAAGAGTTCAAGTTGCTTCCCCTCAAATAAAGGATCTAGTTTACTAATAGCAAGACTAGCATCACAAACAAACCATTCACCTCTACGCTCATAATGCTTCTCAAGAAGAGAATGTGCCTGTGCTTCAGACTCTCTCCTGTTCTCAGTGTTGTATGCTTTTACTAAATCGTAGTCCCTGTAAGGTGACGATGTTTGATACTGCTTCAGCCTATCCTGTGCGTCTACAGCCATGCCTATTTTGCACCAGCTAGGGAATGCAGGGTTGCGTAGAATATATACCTGACCCTCTTTTGATTTTTCATAATTCTGTAGGGAGCTAAAAGCTGCGTCAGTAAAACCTTTGTACTTTCCCGGTTTATGTAACGGATGTGATTTTGAAATATATTTTCCGTCTACCCACATCTTAGTAAGATGACTTTTAGCTGCACGTTTTTTGCATTTTTCAGGATCATCTTTGTAGTAGTAAGGTCTTCCTGTTTGTGGGTTAATGGGTTTCTGACCAGTTGTTTCCGACATTGTACTCTCCGTCTAACGGGCATTTAAGATCAAGGTGTTCTCCAGCAGCTATTATAGCAGCAACTCCAAGCTCACCCACTCTTTCAGCATCTTTATCTGCGACCTCTAGCTGCCACTCATCGTGTACATTGGCTACAAAGTGTGCATCTAGTCGCTCTTTCTTTATCTCTCTGTTGAATAGTACCAGAGCTTGCTTCATAACAACAGCCCCTGCACCCTGTAACAGCGTGTTAAGTGCAGCATGTTCACTACGTACATATAGCTTACGTCCGTCTAAGCCTTTGAGATAGCCTCTTTCAGACGCTGATCCAACTCTATTTTTAAGAGTTTTGAATGCTGGTAGATTATCGAAGAAAGATTGTCTAAGTCTTGTACCAACTGACCTACCTCCACCAGCCACGCTTCCAAGCTTCTCATCTCCTGCTCCGTATAGGAGGGCATATATGAATGTTTTCGCCTGAGATCTTGATTCAAGTCCCGCAAGGTTTTGATTAGCGGTGTGTATGTCTCCGTTAATGACTTCATTTGTGTAGTCCTCATCGTCCATGTAGTGTGAAAGCATTCTTAATTCTAGTCCACTGGCATCAATGCCTACTAGTTTATATCCATCAGGGACAGACCACACTGCCCTGCACTGACTACCATAGGGTGAGTTAGAGCTAGGAACCTGTGCCATGTTTGGATTCCTGTGTGTCATCCGTCCAGTGATTGCACCGTTAGGTATCACAAAGCCGTGTACCCTACCGTCTTCTTCAACTGATTCATTCCAAGAGTTTATTTGGGATACTCTTTTCTGATACATCAAGTATGACTTTATTAAGTCTGCTTCCTTAATGCCTTTGACTTCAGCAAGTGTCTTCTCATTTACGATTGGCCTACCATGAGCAGTAAACTCTGTAGGCTTCCAGCCAAAGTCCTGTAAGTATTCACCAACCTGTTGTCTAGAACTTAGATTAAAGTCTTGAGATCTGCTCCTGATAACAGGGTCACATGCTTCTACATTGTAGTCTGCCTTCTCTAGCTTCTTTGTCATAAGCTCATGTTCAGCGCGAGTCATCCTCACACCTTTACCTACACCTGATCGACACAGGTTTGCCATCTTGCTTAATGAACCACTCTTCGTAATCTTGGGAAAGAGTTTTGTCTTTGTAATTTTTGGTTTAAATACTCTTTTAACTGTTGCTTCCGTTTTAGCGACAGTCTCGCGTAGCTCAGCAAGTAGTAAGTCAGATGCCATTGCGTCGTATAAGAATCCATGTCTCTCTTGCTCCTTGAGTATGTCGGCCACCTCATGCTCTAGTTCCACGCTATCTCTACTAAAGCCTCTTGACTCCTCACGCAACGCTTTGTACACCAGCACATTTAGTTCGACATCCTGAATACAATACTCAAGCATCTCATTGGTGAATCCTTCAGCAAAACTTTTGAACTCTATCTTATTTGACCCTAACTTGTATCCCCATGTGGCAAGACCGTGACCAGCTTCTCGTACTGGATCGAATAGTCTAGATAGCACAAGCGTATCTACTATCTTCTGTCCACACCCAAGAGTTTTAAATCTAGTTAAGTCTCTAAGAACTGGTAAGTCAAAGCCTATGATGTTGTGACCTATTAGTTCATCTGCTTCAGACAAAAGCTGACACCCTTCCTCTATCTGGTCAGGGCCATAGGTGTAGAGTTGATTGGATATAATATCTTTAGCAACCAAGCACCATATCTTAGTTGCCTTTAGATCATCTGTTTCAATATCAAATACAAGTTTCATTAATCAAACTCCAGAGGTAGGTCTTTCTCTTCATCAGAAGAGTTACTTATGTCATCACCATCTACCTCAGAGAGCCTACCTGTTTCATTATCATATAACAAGTGTGTGGCTACTCCGACATCACCTGTGTATCTTGATTTAAGTATTCGTACTCTAGTGGTTGATGCTTCCAAGGGATCATCAGACTGCTGATTACGCTCAAGCGATATAACACAATCAGATAGCTGAGCAATGGACTGACTGCCTCTGAGGTGGCTCAGACCTGTCTCTATGCCGTTCTCATGGCCTTTGTTACCATCTACCCTACGAAGGTGCGACACCAGTATAACACCCGCTCCTGTCTCTTCTACGAGAGTCCTAAGCCTGTGCATGATGGCATCTATACCCCTTCTTTCATCACCATCTGTAGTTGTGGAGACTAGCATGTGTAAGTGATCAATTACTACCCACTTACAGTCACAACCTATGATCATAAATCTAAGCTTACTAAAGATAGATTCAATATCATTCGCACCAAAATGTGCATGTATCCATACCCTGTTTCTGTTATCACCATCGTAAAGTACATCAAAGAACTTATCTTGTTCTTCCTCTGTATACTGATCTCTGATGCGGTCAACATGCAGCTTAGCATTCGCCTCTATGGATAATATCCCATCAACTGCTCTTTCATATGTCTCTTCTAGGGCTATGATACCTACATTATCTTTTGTTGTTTTAACTAACCAGTGTTCCAATTCTCTTGTGACACTAGACTTACCTAAGCCTGTGCCTCCAGTGAGAGTTACGAGTTCTCCCTGTCGCATACCTTCTAGCTTTGTGTTTAGACCTTCCCAAGGATAGGGAAAAGACTTCTTCCTTTCTCTGTTTTTGTACCGCTCCCTGTTCTCAGAAACACTAAGCACCCCAGATGGTGTATAAGTTTTAGCTGCCCACCAAGCTGCAACATAGCCTTTGTGATCATTCTTGTTGAGAACGTCATTAGCATCTTTGAATCCTTCAGGCAGCGTCATTATACGTGCCTTGCTTGGCTTCAATAACCTAGCTACACGCCTAGCGGATTCTCTTCCTACCTTGTCTTCATCAAAGTTAATGATCACTGTGTCGAAAGTTTCTAGGTACTCCAGTGATGCTTTAACATCACGCTCTGCGCCTTGCGCTCCTGACCTCACACTAAGTACAGGCCATTTAGAACCCAGCAGTTCGTATGCTGCCATTGCATCACACTCTCCTTCTACTAAGGTAACGTACTTACCTCCTGTCTGAAAGAGTTGCTCTCCAAATAAACCAGCGGAACCTATGGCACCTTTTGAAAAGAAGTT